AGAGTTGGTATAAACATACTCGTCCAAATCAAGATACCCGTTTTCTAAAAAAACCTGAGTTTGAAAAACTACATTATCACATGCGTCTGACTCACTATTAAAGGAAGTACTAGCAATTGGGAAAGGGTCAGAACCTCTAACTAAATCAACTACATTCCCATAACTTTTTCCATTTGCGTTTCTAGCATAAGCTCTAATAAAATAATCATCACTTCCTTGTAACTGACTAATATAAGAAGTAAAATTAGCACCTCCAGTTCCGTTAGAAAGAGTGCCTTCTAATGAACTAAAATCACTTGTTAAACTATATTCAACCCCTTTATCAAGAATAGAACTACCACCGTCATCAATTGAATTACCTCCCGAAGTTGCCGTAGTTAACGTAACGTTTGAAAGAGCATTTGTTTGTAAGGTTGGAGTCGTAGATGATGAACCCGAACATTTTTTTACGTATAAAGAATAGCTAGTTGCTCTATTTAATGTTGCTAATGTAAAAGGATTTGTACTTACGGGAAAAAAAGTACCTAACTCACTAAAACCGTAGGAATCAACTTGCTCACTTGTGGTTATAGTCGCATTTACTTGAGTACAAGGAACTCCAGGATTTGCTACGGTAAAGACAACCGAATCTATTGTTGGACGTGGTACTGTTGGTTCGTTTGTAAAAGTAGCCGTAAAATTACTACCCGAATCAACCCATTTAGCTTGTGTAAAATAATCATCTATATCACTCTCTATTGTTATATAAGGAAGGTAGCCTGGGGGAACGTCTGTATTTAAAAGAATAATAAAACTTGAAGTAGAATTATAATCAGCTGTAAGAGAACCTACTAAAGCACCAAGAGTATAAGATACCTTGTCATAACTCGTTCCACTGTTACCTATTTCAGACTGACCGAATTGTGTTCTAGTAGGAACAAATGTTTCCCTCATATTTGGAGTTTCCCCACTCTGAAACTCAACGTAATCATTTACTGAAGGTAGAGTTAATGCATCTAATCTTATTATGCTTGACATATTCTATCTATTAAACTTATTTAATTTCCATTTCCCGACTCCGTTTGGAGATAATTTTTCTAAGTAACCCTCTTCAATATCCCCGTTCTCATTCATAAAAGATACAAGACCATAAAAGTTTTGAATCTCTTTTCCCAAAATTACGGTTTTTCCTTGAATTTTTTGTAATAAATCGTAATCAACATTAAATTCAAACTCAATTATTTCTCCGTCCATACGAGCAGTCTCTAAATCACTATTTTGTATATTACCGTTTTCCGAATGAGCAACACCCCCGTATTGAGGATAATCAGCTAGTTTCAGCTTAGTAGTTAATCCACTATTGGCAACAGAACTTCCGTATCTAATAAAGTCTAAAGGGTATTTTACAAGACCCGCACCAATAAACCAACCGTGTCTTAAAAGAATATTAAAAGGGGATAGTCTTAAATTTTGAGCCGTAGCTGGACTAAAAACACCTGTTGGTTCTTCTGAAAAATCATTTTGCCAAAGTCTTTGATTAAAAATAGTTGAATTAGGATTTCTAATTAAATCAAGTAACCAAATAGAATTATCATATTTTGTATCTTCAGTAGGGAATGTTGCATAAGGTTTTCTACGAGCAAACTCTGCTCCGTATGAATCGGCTCTATAATTTGAAACTGCTTTAAAACTTGTTTTAACTTTGTCTATTATAGTAGTAAGAGTTGTTCTTGTATTATATTCATCAAGACCAATAGCTTCTTCGTAATCACCACCTTGAGTATAACCAATATCTAAACCCGAAATAAAAGATTTTTTATTTAATGTTCTTTTAACGTTGTTTACTTGTAGGTATTCAAATGTCCCGTCTACTACTTGACCTAATCTTATTAGTATATTTTTGTTGTAGAAGTAACCTAATTTTTCTATTCTAAAAGTTTCTTTAAACCCCGACTTTTCAATACCTGCTCCAAGATTCCATACATCAAAATATGATTTATAAAAGTCACTAAAACTTGTAGTCATAGACTTGTACCTATTTTCGTCAGTTATTTCACCACCGTCATCTTTACTAAACCCTCTAATCCAAAATCCATGAGCCATACCAATTAACGAAGCTTCACCGTCTTCTTCGTAACCGTCCTCTGTTTTACCTAAGACGTTACTTACTAATAAATCATCTTGTTCTGTAAAAAGTTTAAGAAATCTATTTGCTACGTTAAAAGGAAAATGAAATTTAGAAACACTAGGGTCATATTGACTATCTCTTATTATTTCTATTGAACCCGTCATATTTTGAAAACTTGCTCTAAGGTTTCCGTAACTATATGGAATTACTCCAATCCAATCTCCCCACCTAGTTGCTCCTGCAAAAAACTCAAGAGAAGCACTTTCTCCTTCTAATAATTCTAAATCATAATCAAACTCACCCGATTGCAAGGCGGTAGTAAAGTTATTACCATTAATAAGATTTGAAGTTATATTATCTATTTCTACATTTTTAAAATCGTAATCAGTACCGTTTTCATATATAGTTAATCTTAAATGCATTGAAGCGTTACTTAAATCTTTAATATCACTTTGACCGCCTAAGTAGGTATTACCTTTAAAAATATTAAAATTATATTTTACTTTTAATTGAAGCGTTGTATCTTTTTCACTTACAGCGTAAAACATAGCTTGTTCCCTTCCCTCTAAAGGGGTGCTAGTGAATGATAGCCTACCTCCTACAAATTGATTTACACTTTCATCAGAAACATAGGTAACGGTCATTGGATAGCCTATTGTTGCTGTTCTTGTATTTTTAGTTTGAAACCTCATCGAAAGCATATTAATACCAGGCGATGTTGAAATAGGTGTAGTGGTATAAGCAAGTTCCTCATCTGTTTCTAACAAAGAATTTAACTGAATATTTCTACCACCTAAAGCAACTTGACTAGGCTCTAAATAAGGTACTTCATTTCCTTGTAAAGTATCTAACCTATCTAACTCTATCTTTTCGTTTTGTCTTGCCTTAATCACTCTTAAAAGACCGCTACTTACAAACTTAATAGAAACTCCTTCATCTTTTGAAGAATAAGTTGAAAAATCTAAAAAACCCGTATATACTAATTCCCAAACATCTGTTCTAGGATTTCTTTCTTCTTTTGTTAAAATCAAGTCTGCGTTTATACCAAACTCATCGTAAATAGCAGTTATATATAATCCTCCTTGATTATAGAAAGTAAGGTTGTTTGTCATCTGCGGGAATATACCGTGGAAAGACTTATCTCTTACAAACTCGTTGTCATCGTTTCTAAAACCTACGGGTTCTTCAACTATTTGCTGACCTGTTGGATTATGAGTTAATTTGTATCTTACTCTATCCGTGTATATTGGGTATATATTACTCATTAATTTAAAAGATTAGATTTCCAAAGTTCGTGCGCTATATCTATATTCTGTGTTTTAACGTAAGTATTTGATTGAGACTTCTTAACGGCTTTTGTATTGAGCAACATTGCATCTAATAATCTTTCATCTAATTGTTGCTTACCCGACATCATTCCGTTTATATTCTTTTGATTTAAACTTATACTTGCTAATAAACTTGCCGAGTGTAACATACTACTCATTTCATTAGGGTTTTGTTGATTAAATTTATCAACTGAAGAAAATATTTCAGTTCCTTTCTGTAAATTAACAACCGTATCAGTATTAGGAGTTAAAGATAGTTTTCCGTCTGGAGTTTTAATAACCTCTTGTTTACCACCGTCTCCTACTACCGCCAAACCATCGTGACCCATTATACCACCTTGAGCAAACTTAGGTAGAGGTTGTGCTAATACCGCAGCGGTTTGTAATGCTCCAAGACCGTAAATAATAGGCAATAAAGGTATTCCTAATAAACCCGTTTCAGCCGTAACCCTACTCGCTGCTATTGCAGTATTTAAAACAATTTGTATAACTGCGTTTGCTTTTTCAAAAATAGCCTTTTGTCTTTGAAGTTTACGTTTTTTCTTCTCTAATTTTGCAACATCTTCAGCTTCTTGTATTTTTAGAAGTCTTGTTTGTTTAGCATCTCCTTCAGCAAGTATATACATTTCGTCATACTTCAACCTTGTAGCTTCTAACTCCCTATCAATATCAGCTATTTTTCCGTCTATAATACCAGTTGCAATACCTGTAAGTGCGTCAGCGTATTCTTTAGCGTAACTTAATAATTCCCTATACTCGTCCTTTTTCTTCTTTAATGTATCATCTTCACCGTCACCTCCTGGCACTTTATCAACTTTTTTCTGACCTTTTAAAATATCTATTCTTTCTTGTAAACCTTCAGTGTATTTGTTATTACCTTCATTAAGTAATGCTAAAGCCTTTTGTTCTTCAATTCTTAAATCAATAATCTTGTTGAAAGATTCTACCTCTAGCTTATTTTTATCTAATAAGTATTTTTTATTTAAAGCTTTTCTATCGTCAGTTGTTTCTAGTTCTTTTAAATAAACTTCTCTTAGGCTAGTTAATTGATTAGCAGTAGATGCTTTTACTTTATTTATTTCAAGTTTATAATAATTTTTAGTTTGTTTATCTAAAATTGAAAGATATGACTGCGTAATTGCAATAACTTTCTTTTGTTTATTTTGCTCTATAATAAATAAAGTATCAGTTTTCTCTTTTTCTATGGCAATTAATCTTTTGTTTAATTCTTCACCCTTTCCAAGAACTCTCTTAGATTCCTCTATTTTTTTGTCTGCTACTTTTATAGCCTTATCTATTTTATCTTGAGCCAAAAGACCTTCTATCGTTATTTCTTTTTGAACATTTGACTCAATTAAGTCAATCATTTCTTGACTACCGTTCTTAGCTATTTTTATTGAGTCTTTGTTGCTTTCAATTTCTTTTAAAAGCTGTTCAACTATTGCTCTGTTTGTTAAATCAGAAATTTCAGCTAAAGTCTTTTTTGTATCTCCAATACTTTTGGGGTCAAGAACAGTTGCTTTTGACTTTTCTGCTAATAACCTATCAGCGTTTAGTTGACCTTCAACTCTATTTAATTCTTGGGTTTGTTTTGTTAATTTTTTTCTTATAACAGCTATTTTATCCTCTCTATCTGACTTAGGAAGTACGTTCTCTGCTAAAGCACCACCTGCAAGACCACCAACCGCACCAGCCATAGCTTTACCTATTCTACTAATTATAGGCGTACCTTCAGCAGGAGTTGCATTTAAGTTATTAAGTTCAAGTTGTAATGCTTCTACTTCTTCTTTCTGTTCTTGATATTCTACAAATGAGTCATTAAACCTTTTTTCAGCTTCTTCTTGTTCAATCTTACCTAGTTCTTTATTGTATTTTAAAACAGCTGCGACAGCTTTTCTAAGTGTTTCTTCAGCTGCTTCATCATTTAAACTCTGCTCTTTAGCCTTTAGTGCTTTGGAGGCTGCAAGTTTTAAGTCTTCAAGCTTTTCGCCTTCTTTCTTAGTAGCTTCAAGTTTATCTTTAGCTTTTCTTTTTATTATATCGGTTTCGGTATCAAAACCAAAAGCCATAAATTCTGAATTAAAAAACTCTTGAGCATTAACGTAACTATCTATTACATTAATTACTTCAGTAATAGAGTCTAGTACAGTCTTAAAAACTCTTTTTATTGTACTTTCTTCTCCCGTTATATTTTTAACAAAATTTTGCCAAGCGGTAGTAAGTCTATTTTGAGAAGCAACTAAAGTCTCTACCCTGTCAACACTTTCTAAACCAAAAGCTTGTTCAACCGCATCAGCAAACCCTGGTAAAACTTCGGCTGAAAGTAACTCACCTTTTTTTAGCATTTCATCTAACTTAGGAAGAGTAACTCCTAAACTTGCTGCCATTATACCAAACGCACCTGGTAATCTTTCACCTAATTGTCTTCTTAATTCCTCCGTAGTTACTTTACCTTTAGAAAGCATTTGCTCTAAGGCTAAAAATACACCCGACAATTCATCAGTACGTAAACCAAGAACAGCTCCCGCTTTTGCCATTGTACCAAAAATCTTTTGAACGTCTTTCATTGCAAGACCCGAATTACGAGCTGCAGCTGCGAATTTTATAAATCTTGTTGTAGTTGCAATTAAAGAAAGACCTAAATCGGTAGAAAGCTTTAACATAAAAGCCGTATTCATTTTAGCCTCTAATAAAGTAGATGATGTTCTTTCTAATGCAAAACGAAGTGAATCAAATTGTTTAGCTAAATTAAAAATATTTTTTACAAGAGCAATAGCTAAGTCTTTTACTTTGTTTAAAGCCAAAATAATACCACCCCCTGTAAGTAACTTTCCTACACCGCCAAGACTACCTGCAAAACCCTTACTTGCGTTAGCTGACTTTTTTGTAGCAATAGATACTTGAGATTGAGTTGCCGTTAATTGTCTAAGCTTACCTTGAACCTTCATAATTCGCATCTCATACTGAAGCCAAGATTTATTTGATGTAGTTAAAGTTGATTGCTCTTTTTTTAATTGACTTATTTCCTTTGATAAGGCTTGTGCTGTACCTACAATTGCTTGTGCTGTTTTTTTCTTACTTGATGCTAATTTACTTTGAGCTGCTATTAATTGGTTTGTTTTTTGTATTTCTTTAACAATCTCATCATTGTTAGATACTCCTGTAGTTTTTGCACCAGCCTTATTTACTTCCAATAACTTTAACCTTAATTTCTCTAATTTAGCAGTAGCGGTTTCTATCTCCGCCATTGCTTGTTTTGAAATTATAATATCAACTTGACCCGCCATAATATTTTATCTTTTATTTTTTATTTTATCTAAATCTTTTTTAGCTTGAATAGATTTTTCTTCTGCTCTTATAATCATAGCGCACCATTCAATTAACGGGCAAGTATAAATATCTATCGAAATAGCTAAAGATTCCTGTAAAAGTATCTTTTCTTTTACTATGTCAAAATTAGCGTTTTTAGAATTAATATCAGCAGGTTTTAAAATATCTGCGTAATTAGATTTTTTAACGTTAACTTTTGTTTTAAATCCCTTTATTTTTACACCTAACCATTTAATATATTCTAAAGCCGTTTCTTCATCTTTAATCTCTTTTGAGTAAACAAAACCTTCGTCCTCTTTAAAATATGTTACATATTCAGAAAATAACTTACTATCAACCTTTATATCAATTAAAACATCAAATGCGGAGGTTATTCTAAACAACTTACTTTCAAGGTCACTCATTTCGTTTAGCTTCCTGTAATACTCTAAAGACTTTGTATCATTAGTATATTTAACTCTTTCATCGTAAATATCTGTATACCTAGTAGCTAATTCCAATAACTCATCATCAGAAAGTATAAAGTCTTTATCACTTCTAAACTTTTCGTAAAACCATCTCATATCAGATGTTTCAACTATTTTGTAGAAATTATATACTGGTAAATCTTCAAAACTTAAATATATCTTACTATTACTCATTACTTATTTATATGACTTTTAAATAATTTTCTTAATGTTGGTATTAAAATACTATTATTAATAATCTTTCCCTTAGCATCAGATAATCCTAATAATTTATTATTTTTAATAAATCTTGTTTTCTTAGCACCACCCATTCCTCTACTACTAAATTTCATTTTAGAATCCTCGTAAGTTATGAAAATTCCGTTAATAAAAGAACCTGTCCAATCAAAATTATATAAACTGTTAAATTTTTTAGGTTTATTTGGTTTTAATTTTTTTGCCCAAGCTGCAGTAAAAGAAGAATACCGTCCTACTATTTTGTCTAGACTATTAAGTCCTTTGCTTAAATTTACTTTGTTTAAATTAATTATTTCTTCAGAATTTTCTTTAGCAGACTTCTTGATACTCTCTTCAACCTTAAAAGATTTTAGTCTTTTTTGATACTGAACAACATTCATATTTATATTTTTTATATTAAAAAAACCCTTCCTCGCATTGAGAAAGGGTTTTAAATTACTAGACAAATATTTACTAAGTAAGTACTTGAAACTCTAATTTATTAGACTGAAATAATACATTAGAGTTAATTATAACGCTAGTAGTAACTGGTACACCAGATACAAAATAAGTTCCGTCAGTTTGCACAGTTACTGGGCCACCAGGTGTTGTAACCTGTAACGCATCAACATGAAGTATATAATCACCGTTTCCTTTATCCTCGTAAGTATATATGCCACTTTTATTTACTTTCCAATTACCAACAACAAGTCCTTCAATCGGAGTTGTTCTATCAGAAGCTAAAACTACATTAATTGGAATAGTAACATCTCCTATAGCTGGAAAAGTATTTGGTTGTAAAGTAACTAATAACCCGTTAACTCCCGTTACATTAGAAATTGGAAAAGCGTTAGCTGCTTCAACAACTGCGTAATCAGTATCAACCTGTCTTCTATCAGTCAATTGAAAAGTAAAAGTTTTCTTTTCAGTTTCAGTTGCCGTAGCAGGAGTTGTAATTGCTGATAAAGTTTGACCCGCAGTAAATCCTGTATAGTCTCCGTTTCCGTCTACTGCAAATTTCCAGTTTCCGTTTACGTCTCCAAGAATATAGTTAATGTTTCCAAAACCTGTTAACTTAGCCATTTGCTTGTAATACTCTTGACCTTTTTTCATTGTCAAAGAATACTTAGGAAGACCTTTAAGCGTTAAAGCTTCAACTCCTAATGGAGAAGTCTCTAAGGTGTCTTCAGACATTGTTGGCTCAGAAGAAAAAGCATCCATAAGAGGTATAATATCTCCTTTTTGAATTAACTTTTCAATAAGCTCTAAATCTAATATTTCGTTTTTCCCTATTACTACTCCTTTAGCAATTCCTAAAGCGTGAATAACAAGACCAAAGGATATCTCACATCCTAAGTCACCTGTATTTATTGCTTCACCACCGCAACCTGCTGATTTTGAAGCTATTGTACTTATTTTTCCCATTGTATTAAGTTTTTATTAATTAAATAATTTATTTGATTTTCTTCACCTTTAAAAGTATCTCCTACTTTATATATAACATCATAATGAGTGAAGGGAAGAATAGCGATTGCTATTTTTCGTTTTTTAACAACTTTCTTTTTTTTAGTTACTGCCATAATTTATTGGTTTTAAACAGTTTTGAGAATTAGAATTAAACCTTACGTCAATAGTAAGGCTAATCGCATCCCATAAATCAATAGTACCGTTCTTCTCGCTTTCAGCAGAGTAGTTTGGGAGTTTAAGTATTTTCCACTTATCTCCAATTCTACTCGTTAAGCTTGATACGGTAAGTCCGTGTATAAGTTTCTCGGTCAAGGGTTGTAAAACAATATCAAAAGACGTTTTGTATCTTTCGTTGTTAAACATTGCCTGTCTCGTCTCCCTTGTTGCGATTATAAAAGTACATTCTTTTGTTAAGTCTTGACCAGTAGAACCTTCGTAATTATCAGTAGAAGGTAATAACCATATTAATGGGTATGAATCCTCCTTCATAAGTTGAACGTATCTATTTAACTCGTCTTCGTCTCCCCAATGAAATTTAGGGTAGCGAGTAGTTCCAGGATTAATTCTAACCTGTGGAATAGTCTCTACAATATCTCTTATAGTATGTTCCGATACAATCATATACCAAATGAATTTTGTTCTGCGTAAAACTTAAAACTAAAATCAGCAAAAGGTTTTTCAAAAGCAACTGACGTAACCTCGTACCCTGTTCCAGCTGATAATGTTGCTGAATCATTTACCGTAGTTCCGTCTAACGTAAAAGTAGCGTTTCCATTTCCTCCAGGAATTATCAAAACGTCTCCTGCAGTATAATCTGCTCCAGGATTCATAATTTGATACGTTAATATCTCACCCAAATCACTTACTGTTAATATAAGAATTGCTGCAGTCATTGTTGGACTACCTCCGATTAACTCAAGTGGTGGGATTGGAGTTTCTGGGTCGGGAAATATACTTTTTTCGTTATTAGAATCAGTTAAAAATTGATATAATGAAACCGTTGCATTTTCAGAGCCGTACCAATCTATACCGTTAGTACCAAATCTATTAACATAAGTTATTGGATTCGGTAAGCTATCTGCTTGGTATTGTCGTAAAAACTTATTATACGCTTTAATATACTTTGGTGTTGCATCGTAATTAGTAGCGTTTTTAGAGTCATTACGAACTACTCCCGTAGTTGCAAATGTTTCATTGTAATTTCTAAGATATTGAGTATATACGTAACAAGCTACAAGGCTTTGTTTATTAGCACCCCTTAAACCCTCCCAGCGTTTTATAACGCTAGAGGGATTTGTATAGGTTACACCGTCTACCAAGTCAATCCATCTCTGGTCGTATGCTTGAAGATTCTCTAGTGCGACTTGTAGTTCTTTGTATAAAACAATACCTAATGCGTTAATTAATAATTCACGTGTATATTCTTCAATATAGAAATCTAAATCAGAAATTACCGTTAAACCAACAGACGCATTCATTTCGTCATTATTTGGTATATATAAATCCCCTTTTTGAAAATACGATGAATTAATTAAATCAGCCATTACTTATCAGTTTTTACTTTTTCTATTTAGTTGTTTTATAATAACTTATTATGCTTTTGCGATAGCTGCTTTATCAGTTGCAAAATCTCCTTTTACGAATGCAGGATAGTGATTAGATTTAACTCTTTGAACTAATCTAGCTTCTGCTAAGATAGTTACAAAATTCTTAGTAAAGTCATCATTCTCATAACCTACGTCAAAACTTAAACCTTCTCTAAATCTTACACCAGCTTTACTGAAATCTCCAACTAAATACTCACCTTCAGTAACTCCTGTATTAGCAATAATTGGAATACCTTTTACAACCGTATTTGCGTTTGTAGAAAATGGAGGTAAAATATAGTGACCGTCAGAACCTTTTGCTAAATCCATTGCTGTAACATCAGAAGGATTCATAACAATATAATTTGCTTGAAAAAGTGCAATTGAAATTTGGTTGATAGCTACTCTTAATACATCAGCATTAATTGGAGTTACAACTTCATTAGTTTGACCCGTAGCAAAAGAACCTGCAGCAAAAGCAGTAGCGTTAGTTAAGATACCTGTCAAGTTTTGTCCTGTTCCGTCTCCCGATAACAATTGAGCATCAATAGTTAAATTGATTCTTTCAGAAAGTTCTTGGTTGATTTCAGACTCCATTAAAGGAATATCATCTAACATTTCTTTAGATACCTTGATGTAAGCAGTAACTTTACGAACTGCTGCACTTGCAAGTACTAATTCAAAATCAATTTGAGCCTTAGCTGCTCCTTCAGCAGTCATTGCTGGTGCGCCTTCAGCGTTAGCTTGTTGTACCCATTCCCATAAGTTAGAACTAATTGTTCCAGTATTTACTAATTCTAAGATAAAAGGATTTCTTCTTACTATACGAGTAATTCCCGCTTCTCTTTCAGCTTGTGGTAATTGACCTGTTGTGCTTCCAGCCAACGTCATATCTCCAACTGCTTTCATTGTCATACGAATATTCGTTTTAGAATCTCCGTTTTTCATTGCTACTAACTTCTCTTTGTTAGCGATTAGCAATTCAGTTACTTGTGCTTTAAAAGAAACTTCTTTGTTCTCGTTTGCTTTATTTAATTTAGAAGTTAAACCTTCAATAACAGCACCTTGGCTTTTTTGAGCCTCAACTAAACTTCCATTAGAAGCTTCTAAACTTTTTACTGTTTTCTTTAACTCTTCAGAGTTATCAGAAATTGCTTTTAAAACTTGAGGGTTTACTTCTCTAAAAGCATCCTTTAGTTTTGTGTCCATACTAGCACCGATAGAAGACTCTATCTTTAACATAAGTGCGTCAAATTCTTCCTTGTTCATCTTAACGTTTGTTTAAATTAAAAAATTGTTTTTATTAATTGCATCAATTATACTGAAAGTGCTTTCTGCGGCTTTCTCTTGAGTGTCTATTTTTCCAAGTAAATCAAGGAAAGACGGCTCTTTGTCAATGTTTGTTGTTGGAGTAATTGGGTTGCTTCCCATTGGTACGGCTGAACCTTCAATTACTTTTGCTTCGGTAACTACCCAAAAATACCCTAACTCTTCAGCATCTTTTTTGTTTATTACCTGTGAAATATATTTGTCATAAAAGTTTTTCTCCTTTTCATAATCTTCATCGTTTATAGCCAATTCCATTTTTACGTATCTCATTCCTACTGAATGATTATTTACGAATCCTTGTTTGTATTGGTCAAACATATATTTGTTACGAGACTCTTTTATTGTTGACTCAAAAACTAAAGCTTGAGTTGTTCCAATAGCATTGTACCCTAACTCTTTCCAAGTCATTGTTTCTGCGGTAGCTTTTAAATCGTCACCGCTTGATATAATTTTATCAAAAGAACTTGACTGATGTTCTTGAACGTGCATTATTCTATTGTTCTCTTTTAAAGACTTGTTCCAAATACCAGGAATATGAACGTCTCCGTGTGAATCTAAAAAGTTAGTAGTATTTATAACCGCTTTTACCGTTATTTCGGTAACAGGCTCTGATGAACCGTCTTGCGATTTGTTTGCTAACTTTTTTTCTTCGGTATGAATAGAACTTCCGCTAATACCGTCAGCTAACTTAATAACACTTTTTTTTTGAGATAAAAGAGTTTCTTTGTTTAATACTAAGAACTCGAATAACTCTTTTTTTGTTTGGTAATTTGGAATGTCTAATTTCATATCTTTATTTACAAACACATTTATTTATTACTTTTTTGTCGTTGAGTTGTTTGTTTTTTTTCTCTACTATTTTAAGTAACTGTTCTTTTGTTAGTTTAGTTTTATCCATTTTGCTCTATGTTTTCTTCTTCGTCTTCTTCTCCGTCTATATATCCTTCTTCTTCCTCTCCTTCTTCATCATACATCATGTGAGTAGTACCACCCATTACGGTAATATCCTCTAATTCAAGGTCTTTGTCAAATCCACACATTTCTAAGGCAACCTCTTTAGGTATTCCCGTACTTAGTAAATCATTAAGTGCTTTAGCCTTTTTACTTATACCTTCATATCTTTCAATAAGAATAAATTGCATTATAGGTAAATGCTCAAACGTACCTACAATCTTGTAGTCAGTATCATCTATTAACTGATTTAGAACGTCAGTAAATGCGTTTGTATTAGCCTGCATTTCGTTTTGAATATACGAAACCATAGACTCCTTGAAGTTATTGTATGTAGTTTTTTTAGCCTCTAAAGAAATAATATCTTTAGGAATATGTAAAGCGGTATATATTAAGTTACCATCTACTTTAACCGACTCATCAAGTCCTAAGTCTCTTAAAGCTATATGTAAAGACTTATAAGTAATACTTGCCTTTGTAACTATACCTCTTTTTCTAAACCAACCTAATCCGTAGTTGTTTTGAAGTAAGTTTTCAGCTTTTTCCTTATCATCACCCGCAAGAGGGAAATGCTCGTTGTTACCTCCGCTTATTAACTCTTTTCCGTTTGTCTTTAGGATAATGTTTTTAGCGATTAGCGAGTCATTGGTATTTATTAAGGTTTGTCTTAAACCATCTAATCTTGAATTTACTTGATAGAAGTTTTTTTGTAACATATTAGGCAAGTCATAGAAAAATATTAAGTCCTTAATCTTAATAGTTAAATTTTCTCCATTCTTGTCATATACTATTGTTTCGCTATCAGCAATAGATTTTAGCCTTGAAGAATACATACGTGAGCGATAGTTTGCATCGTTGTACTCGTCTGGCCAGTCTATTAAATCATTATCTAATATATAGATTGAGTCAATATCTTCCGCATCATTAAATCCTAATGGTCTTTTTAGATAACCAACAGCTTTTCCTTGAGCAATTTGAATAAACTGCAAACTTTCTAAGAAGTCTGATTTTGTTTGATATAGGTTTGGCTTATTTAAAAGTTTTATTAGCCAATGATTTTTTTCTTCCTTTCCTGTTTCTTTATTTACAACTTTAAATTCAGCTTGACTGAATAATTTAGAGATAAATAGTAATGCAGGTGTTAAAATTGGGTGATTTTGAGAAATCTCCAAGTTTGTCATATTTTCTCCCGAACCAAAGCCGTTGCCATTGTTCTCTACATACCAATTATTACCAGACGAATCACGTGTCCAAGTAAGTTTTCTGAGTTTCTGAATAATATTCAATGCTATTAGTTTACAGATTTGCTCAAAAATACTAAAAAAAATCTACATAATATTAAATTTGTTCCTTTATAATCTTTTTTGCTAGAAAAATATATGTCTTACTCATAGCATTATTTGTGTCAAAACCTTGTTTTAATGGCTTTTCGTAACGAATTGGTTTATTATTTCCTGTTTTTACTTCAATCCGCCAAGTTGCACCTACCTTGACGGGATATACTTTTATTTCTTTTTTAAAACAAATACTACACGCTTCGCTAATATTCATTACTTTTTAGCATTGTCTTCAATTAAAATCTTATCACTTATACTGACTAACCTCTTTCTATCCTTTGTATATGCTACAAAAACTTCTTGTAGTTTTGTAAAATCTGCGAAATCAAACTTTAAAAACTCGTCTATAAACGTTAATTTATTTGATACTAGCTTATCAGATAAATCTTTGTCATCTATATTCTCTGTCTCATTAAAATAGTCTTCTTCTATCTTTATTAAGTCCTTTAAAGTTCTATTTACGTTCATTTTAGCTGATTGCTTAAATACACCCAAATGCTTTGACTCCTCTAAGTAGTGAGTTGTTATATAAGAAGATATAATTCCTCCACTTACAAATTGTACCGCTTTTTTTGATAATACCATGATTTATTATTTTTTGTATGGAAATTTTTTATTTAAACTTATTTTTCTTTTTCCGCATCCGCAATCTTCTTTTCCTACCAAGTTTGCAATCTTTTCTGCAACCTTATCTAATCCCGTAGCTTCTGTTACCTTAGCAATTGAATCTCCAAGACCAAGTGATTTTTTTTTAGTCATCTGGTTCTTTTTTTTTAAATATTGTTAATGAAAATATGAAAAACACAACTATTAATATTAATTTCATTATTCGGATTTTAGCATTAATTTTAAAACCAATTGGGTTTTTTCTATATCTTCGTTGAATTGACCTTTTTTATATGCTCTATCAATACGTTTAATCGCATCGAACTGATAAGGATTCCAACCTCTTTCTAATCCTATTTTATACAAACTTCCGTTTTCATTTGAGTAATGCTCGGGTACTTCTTTTATTGGAATATCTCTACTTAGATTTGATACCCAGTAATCTCCAAAAACATCTTTTATAACTTTTTCCTCGTTATCTTTATCTCTAAGAATTTTATTCTCAGCTAACTCGTTTTCCATTAATTCTTCAAACTTAGTTTTACTATTTCCCATTATACTATAATATTTACGATTAATTCTTTAAATTCTTCTAGTGAGCGTATAATATAATACTCAAACCCTTGATTTGTCATAAGATACTGCCAAGCCCTTTGAGAATCTGACTGCCTTCCCTTTTCAGTTTTTAATTCTATCATTACCGAAAAGCTTTTATAATACAAAACCATATCTGAACGACCCTTTACAACTCCTAGAAATTTATTTAACTTACCTCTTAAACCACCTACTGAATTATTGTTGTTGTAACATAGGCAACCTCTTAGTTCGGGGTACTCATTATTGAAAAACATTACAATCTCTTGCTGTATTCTTGCTTCTGATTTCATAATTTATTTATCTCTTGTTTAACTTCGTTCCAATATTTAACATCTATTCTATCGTGAAATTCTAATATCTCATCTACACAAATCAATGCGCATTGTTTAGCTAAAGGCTGATAAATACCTATAATTCCATTGTCTAATTTAGTTCTACAATATCTGTCTACTAATTCTAATGCTTTTTCTTTTGCTNTCATAAGTTCTCTNCTGCTACTTTAGCTTGATATATCTCGTACTCAATACGGCTTTTAAATTCTTCAAGACTGCTAAACTCCTCATAATCATAATCTATAAGTTCGTGCTTTCTATAAGTTCCGTTCTTACTTATAGTTAGAAACCTATACCTCCAATTTAATACACCGCTATCTTCGTCTTTTACTAAAGATACTGAAACACTAGGNTCTAGTCTTGAATGTTTTATAGATAACTTTCCCATACTATTTTATAGCGTTTTCGATACCTTCAATAATAATATCAGTTAAACTCTTCTTGTTTTTGATACACCAAATTTGTGCTTCTTCTTTTAAGGCGATAGGTAGTCTTACAAAGCTTCCTACTGTTCCTCCTTCTTTCTTACGTGCTACTAGATTTTTTTTCATTATTATTATTTTAAGATTAATTTGTTTAAAAGATTTTTAGAATTACCAATAACAACTGCGTCATCTAATTCAAAAGTACCTGCCTTTGTAGCAATTTTTACCGCTTCAATTAAAATAGTAAGTGCTTGAGATTCTTGTTCAGTTAATTTTTCTTGTACAACGTTTTGTACATCTTTTTGTACGTCTTTCATATATTTATATAAATTAAGATTTAAAATATACCAATAGTCTGTAAGGTTGGAGAGCTTCCTGCTTCTAGGCTTTAGACTATCAGTATATTATAATACAAATATAGTGATATATATTATATCTACCAAATTTTTCTGTCCTAAAAGATACTAAAAAAAATTTTAAACTTCTTTAAACCTATACCACGACTGGCAAAACTCTATGCTTAAAAAAATTAACTCAATAACTACGAAGCACGTCAATGGCAAATAAACAGGTCTGCTCTAGGAAACATCTATGCTGTTTGTCAATTCACAGCGATGGTTTGTCAATTCCGATATCTGCTGTATTGACGATGCGAACCTAGTCCTACAAAGGAAAATTATGTGAATGGAGTTTTGTCAATTGTCAACTGGGTTTTTAAACTCTATACCGTAATATGAATCATAAAACACAACCCTTTATATTTTTTAAAATAAAATAAAAAGATAGGAAGAGGGGTATTTGATTGGATAACTCTCTGAAAATGAGGAGGTTATGTTTGTCAATTTCTTGTCAATTCTGCGTCAATTCTTGTCAATTCTTGTCAATTCTGGTTGTAAAAAACTCTCTATGCAAGGCTATGACTAGGAAAACCTAGCAATTGACAAAGCATCTAAATTATCAGTATATACACGATTTTATTTCAAAAAGGGGGAATTTTTGGTAGTATAGCCGACCGACCCCCCCCCCGTTTTTTTATTTTAAGATACTTTTAAGCCTATTCATTAGGGTTCTAGTATATAGGTATAACTTAAAGCTAGTTCCTTTCTTAGCTATCTTATAAGGACAAAAAAAAGCCTACTAAAATTAATTAGTAGGCTATTGTTGTTTAAATTTTAGTTATAATATAGTAGGTAAAATTAAAATTGCTATTATACTACCTATTAATAATAGAGTAATTAAGGCTAAAATATTTGTTATTACTTTTTTAAATTGTTTCATATTTATTTTTTTACTGAATGAATAGCGATTGCGATTTCTTTTAATTCTACTAATATACTTTTAATTAAATTTTTCATTTTTTAATATCTTTTTACTTCGTGAATAGCTTGAGCGATTAATTTTAATTCGTTTAATATATTTTTTAAGATTTTCATTTTGTTTAGGTTTTAAAACCCGCCGTTTAAAGCGGGTTAAATTATTGTTTAGTACTATTTATCTTATTAGAGTTTTGAAAGCTTTTACCTTATCTGAAACCGTCTTAATTTCGGCTTTCGTTACTAAGGTTACAACTTTATTAAATTTGAAAGTATATAGATTTTCTTCAACGTCTTTCCTAGACGTTTGCCGAGTTATTAAAAACAAAAGGTTTAGACGTTATTACTTTTATACCTTTATAGTTAGCGTTTAAATTAAATTTAATACCTTGTATTGACTCCCTAGTTATACCGCTTTCAATAGACCTATATAATATTCTTCTCAGTCTACCTTCAAAATTTTTACCGTCTACTTTTTTGTCGTTTCTAATCATTTCTTTTTTATACTCACTAAGTATATAAGAAAAAGTTAAATTAGGTTTGTCCGATATACGCTTTAAAACTTTAACGGCGGTCTTTAATTCTATTGAAGGTTTAGCCCCCAAACGAATACCGAAAATTTCTCTAAATTTTACCTTAGTTTCTTTCTTAACTACTTTCTTTTTTTCAACGTTTGCCGTTGTTACTACTAATTTGTTACCTTTTACTACTAATGAATTTTTCATTTTACTTGTTTTAATTTGCTGATTTTCAGCGTTTTAGGTTTATTTTTGAGTACTACCTCGTAAACCCTTACGCAAATATAATACTTATATATAGATATACAATACTTTTTTTTGTTTTTTTTGGGGTTTAGATTTTTTTTATTCAAATATTAATTTTTGAGTCTTATATATAGGTGCGTTTTTTTTGAGTTTTTTAAGACACCCAAAACACAAGCAGCAGAGCAGAACAGCAAAACAGAGCAGAGCATTGGAGCATAAACATTATTATTTTTTATAGCATAGCAGAAATTTCTTTAGAAAAACGGCACCATCTATAAAAAACTAGTGATAAAAAACGCATCAATGTTGTTTATAAAAAACGCTCGTAAAAAACAGCGATGTCTCGGTAAAAAACAGCAGCAATAGTTCTAGCAACAATTGTAAAAAACAGCAATGTCAATTGTAAAAAACAACCGTAAAAAACGCATAAATGTTTGTAAACTATTAAGTTTACATATATCTAAAACTGTAAACTATTAGGTTTACAAAAAGAGCAGTAAAAAACCCCGTTAAAAAACGAGGTGGAGAGTTTATAAGTCTGTAGGATAAATAAGGTCTTGTGCTTGTTTTAAAGAA